AAGAGATTGATATGGAGGCACTAGCCTCTGGTGAAGAATGTCTAGCTTGTGAGGGTTAAATAATGTTATACGAGATTAGATTATCAGAAAAGCAAACTACAGATATAACAGTAGAATATCTGGAAGATTGTTTTCATGTCAATGATGCTCCTAAAAGAGAGATTGCAACTGTATTAGAATATATTCAGCTTGAATCAGAATTTGAAGAATGGAAAAATGAAGTAATAAAATATTTTGGATCTTTTATTTATAAGGAGGTTGAAAAATAAACTATGACTGTAAAACTTAAACTTCAAGACGAACGTAACTACTTCAAACCTTTCCATTATCCGTGGGCATATGATGCTTGGCTGAAGCATGAGCAGTCACATTGGCTGCACACTGAAGTACCTATGCTAGAGGATGTAAAGGATTGGAAGAGCAATCTATCTACCGAAGAGAAGTACTTCCTTACCAATATCTTCCGCTTCTTCACACAGTCAGACATTGATGTTGCTGGTGGTTACGTAGATAACTATCTACCACACTTTCCACAGCCTGAAGTACGTATGATGCTGACAAGCTTTGCTGCACGTGAGGCACTTCATGTTGCTGCTTACTCACACCTTATCGAATCTCTCGGTATGCCTGAGACTACGTACAATGAGTTTCTAGAATACGAAGCAATGAAAGACAAGCATGACTTTTTCCTTGATAAGGTATCTGGTGATGCTCCTATCCCGCTGAAGATTGCAGCTATCTCTGCCTTTACTGAGGGTCTTGCACTGTTCTCTTCCTTCATTATGTTGCTAAACTTCCCACGTCATGGTAAAATGAAGGGTATGGGGCAGATCGTCACATGGTCTATTGTAGACGAGACGCAACATGCTGAAGGTATGATCAAGCTGTTTCGTACATACGTTGAAGAAAACCGTGATGTATGGAACGACAAAACAAAGTCTGAGATTTATTCTACTGCTACAGCTATGGTAGACTTGGAAGATAAGTTTGTTGATCTAGCTTTTCAGATGGGTAAAGTAGAAGGACTACGCGACTACGAAGTTAAAGAGTATATTCGGTATATTGCTGATCGTCGTCTTATTTCTATGGGCATGAAAGGCATTTACAAAGTAAAGAACAATCCTCTGCCTTGGGTAGAGACAATGATCAACGCACCTACGCACACTAACTTCTTTGAGAATCGTGCTACAGATTATGCTAAAGGTGCACTATCAGGGAACTGGTCTGATGTTTGGGCAAACTAATAAACACTTAAAAGAAAATAAAATGACATACTGGCAGCATTGTAAGTTTGCTAACAGTATGTCAGTCGCACTACTACGTGCTACAGTATGTCTTGTTATCCATTCTATTTTCCCCAGTTTATTTACTGACACTGGTAGTAATATCATAAAGGATGTACATACTAAAATTATCGGGAGAGAATGATGGCAACCAAGAAAAGAGATTACAAAAGAGAAAATCGTGTAACAAAAAGTAAGCCAAAGAATATTGCCAAAAGAGTAGCACGTAACAAAGCACGTCGTATGCTTATGCGTGAAGGGTTGGTAAAGAAAGGCGATGGTAAGCACGTAGATCATAAGAAGCCTCTCAGCAAAGGCGGCAGCAACAAGCGTAGTAATCTTCGTGTAAGAAATGGTCGTAAGAATAGTTCGTTTGCACGTAATGCAGATAAATCAATAAAGACAAGACGAAGGACTTAATGTTTCCATATCCATTCAAGATATATCAAGAAGAACTTCCAGAAGATTTTTGTAATCATATTATAAATCTAGCATCGTCTTTAGAAACTGAAGAAGGCGGTGTGCATGTAGATGGCAACACAGAAATTTCTAAAGAAGCTAGGAATAATAATATATCTTGGATAAACAATCCTGATATTATAGAGTTGATGCAGATATATACTGTAAAAGCTAATCAGGAATGTGGATGGAACTTTGATATAGGTGTATATGAAACACCTCAACTATCTACGTATAGTCAAGGACAGTTCTATGATTGGCATGTAGACATAGGAGTTGAAGAAGAATACGATCCAGTAGTTCGTAAGCTGACTATTAGTATTAATCTTAACAACGCATATGATGGCGGTAATTTTCAGATTGAACGATGGGGCAGTCCTAAAATAAAGAAAAGATATATCACTGTTAAAGGCATGAAGAAAACAGGAAGCATTCTTGTCTTCCCCTCCTTTCTACATCACAGAGTTACACCAGTTGTACAGGGGCAGAGAAAGTCTCTTACCTGTTGGTTTAGAGGACCACCATTTAGATAAAATAATTGTTGACACAGTTAAAATCTAACTATATAATAATGGGGATAGTTGCTAATAATAGGACTATCCCCTTTTTATTTGTATTTGCTAAAGAAAGGAATACACAATGAACGTAATATCAGTATCACCACAGTTTGATAGGATGCGTAACTTTATGCTCGATGTTGATAAATACTTTGAGCCTCTAAACTATGTAGCACAATCAATATCAAACAGCGGTGCTTATCCCCCTCACAACATCCACAAAAAAGATAATCAGTATATTATTGAAATGGCACTAGCTGGTTTCAGTAAAGAAGATGTGGAAGTTGAAATTGAACCTAACATTCTCACAATCAAAAGCGTTAAGAAACCTGACGAGTCTAATAAAGATATTAACTATGCTTTCAAAGGTATAGCTAAGAGAGGCTTTCGTCGTGTCTTCTATCTTGCTGATAAGATGCGTGTAATATCTTGCAAGATGAAAGATGGTATGCTACATATCGCTATTGAAAAAGAGATACCTGAGAAACCTAAACCAAAAACAATAACAATAGACTAAGAAGGAGCAGGGGTTTGCCTATCAATAAGCTTCCAACTATTTACATCGGTTATGATCCTCGTGAGCATGATTATGTTCGCGTATTAGACAAATCTATTCGTATGAATACTTCACAGACTTACAATATAGTCCCTATTGTACAGTCAGAAGTTCGTCGTGCAGGTCTATATTGGCGTAGTCCAATCATAAATAATGATGGAAATAGGGTAGATGTTTTTGATGGCAAACCCTTCTCTACTGAGTTTAGTTTTACAAGGTTTCTTGTACCCTTCCTAAATCAAATGTCTGGCCTTGCTTTATTTATGGATGCTGACATGTTCGTTACTGGAGATATAACAGAGATATTCGATGTATATGGATCAGACAAAGAGAAAGCAATAAGCTGTGTCCAGCATATGCACAAACCAACAGAGAAGACAAAGATGGATGGTCAGATACAGACTATCTATCACAGAAAGAACTGGTCTTCGTTTGTCCTCTGGAACTGCGACCACCCTTGGATGAAAGAACTTACCATTGCCGATGTAAATACAAGAAGCGGTAGTTGGCTACACGCTTTTGAGTGGATGGATATTTATCCTATCGGTGCTATAGACGAAGAATGGAACTGGCTTGATGGTTCTTCTCCAGAAGATGTTCTTCCCAAAAACATTCACTTCACTACAGGTGGTCCTGTATATCCTGAGTGGAAGGGAAAGAGAGATATAGATAACCAGTACGCAGATGAATGGCGTGACTTTTTTAGTACAGTAGTAAAAGGATAATAATAAGAATGATTCGTTTTGTAACTTCGTTTAGCCAAGATGGCTATGAACGGTATGCTAAGAACATGCTAGAGTCTGTTGTAGAAAACTGGTATAAAGATTTACACCTTACAGCATACTACCATGACTGTGATAAAGAACTTGTTGATACATTCCCGCAAGCAGATAACATTGAGTATCGTAATCTAAACGACATTCAAGACATGCTTGATTATCGTGAACGTATGAAAGCTTACGATGGTACAGCGGATGGAACTGTAGCATATAACTGGCGTATGGATGCTATCAAGTGGTGTCATAAAATCTATGCTCTTACTACTTATGGTCTAGAGATTGCAGATAAAGAAGCACAAGGAGGCTGGCTGTGTTGGCTAGATGCTGATACAGTTACGACAAAGCCAATCAATGCAGACAAGATTAAAGATGTTCTTCCAGAAAAAGCAGAACTTGTGCACCTTGGTCGCAAAGATGTAGACTACAGCGAAACATCCTTCATGGGTTTTAATCTTAACTATGATTCACCTATCTACTTGATTGCTGATCTACGCGGTTGCTATGATATTGGTGAAGTTGTATCTTATCGCGAATGGCATGATGGTTTTATCTTTGAACGGCTACTAAAGATTTACACCGCACATGGTATGCGTGTACATAATCTAACACCTAATGTAGAGGGTCTGGCTGCTTTTCAAACATCCCCTCTATCGCAGTATATGACGCACTACAAGGGCAACTTAAAAAACCAGCTATCAGATACAAATGTATCACCTGATGTATCTATGCCACGCTACAGGCAGCTTGCAGACCTAGTTCGTACCTATGGTAGTGATACGATTGTAGAGGTAGGAACTTGGAATGGTGGACGTGCTATAGAAATGGCACTAGCATCCTTTGAAACAAAAGACAAGCTACACTATATTGGTTTTGATTTGTTTGAAGATGCTACAGAAGAGTTAGATGTTCTTGAGTTTAACGGCAAGCCACACAACGCTATCACAGCGGTAGGTACACGCCTACAGCAGTTTGCTGACAAGATGAAAGAACAGAATAAAGAATTTACATATGAACTACACAAAGGCGATAGCAAACAAACCTTAGTAGATCATAAAGAGGCTGTAGCAAAAGCTAACTTTGCTTATATTGATGGTGGGCATAGTGATGCTACTGTTGCTAGTGATTACGAAAACCTGAAACATTGTGATGTTATTGTCTTCAATAACTACTTTACTGAAGATGTTGACGGTAAGATTGTAGGCGAAGAAAATCAAAGCATCAATAGATTGGTGCAGACATTTGACAGTCCCGATAGAGAAGGACGTTGTATTGTTCTACCTTCCCAAGATAAAGTAAATGGCGGAGGTATATCCCATCTAGCCCTACTACTACAGAAGGATGGTCTTCCTCCCGTACCAGAAACACTATCCAAGGTTCCAATCGTTGTTCGTCCTCGTGACTCAATGCCTAAAGAATATATCATTGACAGCATCAACGAGAACGTAGAACTAATTGATAAGTGGGATTTTGTAAAGACGTGTAAGCCTAACGCAGAACATGCTATTATTGTATCTGCTGGACCTTCTCTTAACTTTATGGAACTGAAGCATGTAATTAATGAAACAAAGGGTACAGTATTCTGTGTAAAACATTCTTATCCTAAACTGCTACAGAATAATATTGATCCTTATGCCTGTGTTATTCTTGATCCACGTCCTATTGATGGCTTATCTACACATGGCATTCTTCGTAAAGATTTGTTTAGTCTTATTGATAACAAGACCAAGTTTCTTGTAGCATCAATGACAGATGTTAGCGTAACGAAGTACTTGCTTGATAAGACGGATCAGGTATATGGTTGGCATGCTTTCTCTGAAGCTGTACAACAAGCTGCACAAGGTAAGTGGGAGATTGATAAACGTGCTAATATTTCTCCCGATACAACCTTTGTAACTGGAGGCACTTGTTCAGCTATGCGAGCAATAGGTATGTCGCATATTCTAGGATTTAGAAACTTCCATCTGTTTGGATTTGATTGTAATGTTCCTAATGTTACAGAAGAAATGCAGAAAGAAAAGACAGAAGATGGAAAGCAGAAGTATCTTAAAGTTGAAACAAATGGAGAACATTTCTGGACCACTGGTGAACTATTAGCTATGGCACAGGATTGTGAACGTCTCTTTAACAACAAAGATATTGATATGAACTTGACCCTATACGGAGAAGGTACGCTGGTATCTGAGGTATTCAAAGATACTTTCCATGAAGACAAACCTAACTTTAGAGAACTATTAAAATAAATGGTTGGACAGCTAAACGAAAAGCAAGAGAAGTTTGCTCAAGCATATGTACTCTATCGGAATGCTACTGAGGCTGCTAAAGCTGCGGGGTATTCCGATAGGTCTGCTTACAATCAAGGCAGTAGACTGTTAAAGTCTGAAGCTGTAAAAGAAAGGATCGAAGACCTTGAAAAAGAAATGGAAACATCCATTGACTATGTGGCTGAAATTGAAAAACAATATACGTATGCGACTAACAACAACCATACAAACTCTGCCCTTAAAGCACTTGAACTTCTTAGTAAGCTACGTTCTCCTACGGAAGAAGATGCGCCGCAAACTATCGAAGAGTTGGAAAAAGATATTGTTAAGAGTCTCGAATTGTTGGGGGAAGAAAGAGCCACAAAGCTTTTCACAAGCTGTTCTTGGTTCGATGAACAAGAAGAAGAAATGGAAGAACTTCTAGAAGAAAAGAACGATCTAGAAGAGGAACTAGAATCTCTAAATGAAGAAGGGTCTACAGACGACGAATCTGAAGACCCTCCTTGGTGCTAAGTCTTTCCCCTTCTACTCAGCTTTTCTTTCATTAGATACAGGCGGATGTTTGCCATTGTGCATGGAATATAGTCTATCGTAACCTTTTTCTAAATTTTTAATAGTTGTCAACATTTCAGCTAACTGCATGTGATCACGTCTAAGATTTTCAGGACTTGCCATCTTAGCTAATACAGCAATTCTTTGTTCTTGTGTCTCTGTAGAAGTATGTAACTTATCATAATTACTATCCATCTTTCTTAAACGCTGCTCTACATCGTCTAGTTTATCGACTAGCTGTTTAATCTGCATCTTGGCTACAGCACTAGCGCCAGCAACACTAAATAGTATTCCACCTAAAGTTACAACTAATCGTAAATCAATGGCTCCCTCCATTGACAGTCTCCTTTATTATGGCGAATAGTTATTAGTATCTACAGAACTATTTTTAATATACACCATAGAAAAGTTTGCAGAAATAAGGTTGTTTGATCCAGAAGATTCTGCTCTTACTTCTAGGTCAGTTTTTTCAGATACTTCAATTGGATAACGCAAAAGAAAATCTGCAACTCCACCTGAACCAAGAGTCTGTTTCATCATAACTCGAAATACACCACCCTGTGTACGCTGGACAATTTGAGCAGTGACGTATTGGTTAGCGTTAGTTGTGCCAGTAGCAATGTTGACATGATCTAAAAATCCTGTGTATCCGGCAGGAACAGTCCACAGAGCCATCAGCGTCTGGTTTTCACCGAGGGTAATACGGGCGTATGTCGTCCCACCGTTAGTGATATTCAGGTTGCCGGTCGGTGCCTGTGATCCGCTGACATAGGCACGAAAGACACGAATAAATGTCTGTGTGGTTGTGGCTGTACCAGCACCAGCAAGAGTTACTTCCTGACTAACCTCGTTATAATCTTCGTCTAGACCAAAGACTATTACCTTTACACCGTTATCATTTGCTGGTGTACCTGCATCTGTAGTTACAGTCATAGCAACGGCAGAACTAGGATAGGCGTAAATACCACCTACATCCCAGATAGTTTCTTCTGTACCGTTTACGTCTGGATTAAAGCCAAACTTAAAAACTGTCTTATGAAACGCAATCTGATTCCGGACAACCTGCAACTCCCACGGCTCGTACGTACCGACGCGGGTAATAGACGATGGCGACAATCCGCCGCGAAGTTTAATCTCAGAGGTCACTGCCGCTTCTCCATCAGAATTTCCAGCTTAGTTTCAATTCGAGCGAGTCGGTCAGACATTTCTGAAAGACGCTGTCCTGATCCAAGTGGCATAACTTCTGCGGACTCAAGCCGAGATTCAATTGAATTGACTCGTGCTGCCAGATCAGCACCGAACCAGATGACTCCTCCCAGCTGGGCGATGATGATAACAAAGGTGGCAAGAGGAAGAGTGACTTTATCCATGGGGCTACCACTTCTCTCGATTGGCCCAGTAGGCGGCGGACATCTTGCCCTTCTTAATATTCTTTGCGTGACGGGCTTTAAATGATTCACGCCGTTTGCGATACGACGAGGACTCGCCAGATTTCTTGGGCGACCCGGAGACGCCCTGCTGTCCGAAGCGGATCAGCTTAACTTTGCTACCCTCCTTGGCAAGGACAGCATGGCTTTTCTTGGGATGTCCCGGAGTACGTTTCGGCTTGTTATATCCCGAAAACTTTTCGCCTCGGTAATCGATAGCCATTAGCCGTACTGTACGGTAAAGCTGGTGGTAGACGCAGGGGCCGACACCTTGACAATGCCGTTAAATCGGACGCCAAAGTCTTCGATGTACATCTCGGTGACGTCTGCGGCAGTCGTGTTGACGAACTTGATCTTGGTCGTCGCCGCCGAATCGGTTACGTCAACGACGGTAAACGTCCCGACACCAGTAGCATGAATGCCGTGAATACGGGTATCCGTAAGCGTGGTGCTGTTTTCAAGCTGAAGAAGGGGACCGCTGCCATCAACGTATGCAAAATTTACGTTAGTTGCCATTGTATTCTCCAATAAAAGGGGGAGACGGTCTCCCGACTCCCCCGATTATCACATACCAAAATTGGCTTAACAAGGAGCGATTAGCTGCCCTGAGAGCCGAAGTAACCGCGCCAATCCGAGACGCCGAAGCTGTAACGCTCACGGGCCTTGAATCGAAGGTTACCGGTATCGAAGTCTTCCTCCATCTTCGTCTGAAGCGGCGTACGGGCAAACATCTTCGCACCGTTCGGCACATCAGTCTTGACGAAGTAGCCATTCGTGTCGGTGAAACGACGATTGACGAAATAACCGCCCGGAACAGCACCCATCGCCCGAATGGCGTTGATGTCGTTCTTGGCATAGTTATTCGTGCCGTTCGTCGAACCCGGCGACATGAGAATCTTCTCAGCGGTGAACTGAAGGGCCGGGGGGATGTGCAGAGACACAGCACCCGCGCCGATCAGAATACCACGATCATCCTTGATAAGCTGGATGTTCGTGAGAATCGTCTCAAGAGCAGCTTCCGCAAGGTCAGCCGCAGCGGCAAGGTTCGACTGGGAACCGGCAGCAATCGTCGGGTGCGAGGCGCTGAAGAACGCCTGACCGTCACCAATTGCATAGTCACCAGCCGAGAAGCCGTTGTTGAAGATGTCGGCAGCTTTCACCTGCTTGGTGTTCGCCATCGCACGGGCCAGACCACGGGCACGGACCTTCGAGAAGGTGTCGTACAGGTTGTCTTCCATCGCCTCTTCCGTGACGGAAAACGCGAGGGCGACAGTTTCGTGGTTGTAACGTGCGGTGTACGACTCCTGCGCGGTGTCGAACTGGACCGCCGAACCTTCGTTCTTCGTCGGGGCCGAACCGAAGCCGGTGAAGAGAACTTCCTCTTCAAAGGACCGATCCGAATTCTCGACGTCGAACAGAGGAACATGCTCGTCATTGACATCACCGTACTCAACGCCGAAGACAGCGTTAAGGCCGGGGAGCAGTTCCTTGGCAATATTACTACGATTAATAGCCATTGTTAATTACTCCCCTTAGTTTTCATCATGGGATGAAACGTCGGCATCGACATGCTGGACGATACGGACTTCAACCTTCGGATTCGCATCCGAGAAGGCGTTACCCGGCTCGTCGTAGATGTCGAGGACACGCACCATGCCAGTGGTTTCCTGACGGCTGGTTGCAATAATACCGAAGCCGGAAATACCGGTCACGGTAGAACCCGCACCAAGCGTCACGTCAAAGTTCAGGTTGATGTCGCCAACAGACACGGAGGCGTCGGCCTGAACAATGTAGGTAGCTGCCGGATCGTCAACGACAAACGCCGTCACGTTGCCAACAGCCGAAGAGACACCACTCGGATAGTAGTTCGAGAAGGTGGGCTGCTTCGTTACAGGGTCAATGTACTCACAACCCTGAAAGGCACCCGTGCTGTAGCTACCAGCAGAGGTGATCGGTTCAATAAAGCCACCGTCCAACTTAACGAGGTCACCGTAGAAAATGTTGCTGCCAAAGGCGTTGGCAACACGATAACGGCTGGAACCGGTGCTGTTCGCACCAGAACCACGACGACGCGAGGGGACGAAGCCATTAAGTGCTTTAGACAAAGCCATAATGAGACTCCTTAGTCGTTAAAGGAAGGCGTCCTTCCTTTGGTTACAGTAGACTTGGAGTTGTTGTGAATGGGCATCGATGCCGTTGACTGATTCA